CTGCCGACGGAATCGACACTTGATGAAGATCCCGCCGGACGCTGCGGCAGTTAACCTCTTGGTCTACTGCCCGGACTGTAAAACCGAACATCGGATAGACATCCGAGAGGGCCAGTGCTTTGAGAGCCGGAGCCAATGACAAGCGCAATGCGTGCGCTGTGTTGTTGGCTCCGGCTCTTTGTCGTTTGCTCGGACAATGGAGGTGATAGCCCATGGCGAGCAAACCATTGAGGCCATGCAACCATGCAGGGTGCGGCGTGCTGACGCGCGAGGGCTGGTGTGCCAAGCACAAGCCTCGCGAACAGCGCAAGGCGAGCGCGGGGTATCACGGCTGGTACATGCTGCCCATCTGGACGGAGAGGCTGCGCCCGGCTCAACTCCTGCGGGAGCCGTTCTGCCGGGAGTGCGCGCGGCAATATCCGCCGAGCGATCCGCGCCATCGCACACCGGCGACGGTCGTTGACCACATCATCCCGCACTGCGGCGAGTGGGATGTGTTCATTGACCCGGACGATCTGCAAAGCCTCTGCAAGCGTCATCATGACATCAAAACCGCTCAAGAGCAGCGCGATAAGCGCCGTTTTTGACGCAGTTTGCAACGCTGAGGCTACGTCCGCGCCCAAGCGTCGCGGCCGCGCGAGTGCGAGCGCGTCGCCCGCGCGATTCAAGACCGCCCCCCACCCCGAAAAAGTTTTCAAGGGGGGCGCCATTTACCGCCGCCCGCCTCTGGCGTGCAAAAAAGTCCCTGATCAAAATTTGAGGAGGTGAGCCATGTGCCGCCGAAAGCCAAGCGAATCGAGAATATGACCAAAAACATGACGCTCGCCGAGGAGCAGGCGCGCATCGAGGCGGAGGCCGCGACCATCCCCCAGCGCGAGACGCTGACCATCGTGCCGCCCGCCTATGTGGCCAAGGGCGACCGCACCGCGCTGCGTTACTGGACGCAGGTGCTCGACCGGCTCGCCGCGGCAAACGTGGAGCTGCTGGACGATCTCGATAGTGAGGTGCTGGGGCTGTACTGCTCCATGCTCTCCCGCCGTGACCGCACCTGCAAGATGTATAAAAAGCTCGTGAGCCTCACGAGGACAAAGGGGCTCGACGTGGCGGAGCTGCTCGACCTGACGGCGCAGATGCAGGACCTTGACAGCCAACTGCGCAGTCAGGAGCGGCTGATACTCCAGTACGCTGACCGGCTCGGGCTGACGCCCGCGAGCCGCGCCGGGCTGGCCAAAAAGAAGGCCGCCGAGGCGGCGGACGATCCCGACGCGGATCTCTTCGGCTGATGCCCGCGCGGAGGCAGAGCGGACTGCACCATCCCGCGGCGGTCTACGCAAAGCAGGTGACGCAGGGCAAGCTGCGCGCCATGTGCTGCCCGGCGGAGATACAGGCGTGCGAGCGCTTTCTCCGCGACCTCAAGCGGCAGAACACGCCCGGCTTTCCGTACATTTTCGACACGACCCGCGCCGACCGCATCATCCGCTGGTTCGGCCAGTGCCGCCAGGTGCGCGGCGTTGAGAGCGGGCAGCCGATAGAGCTCCAGCCGTGGCAGGTGTTTGACCTGAGCAACGTGTATGGCTGGGTCAACGCCGACGACGGCGCGCGGAGGTTCTCACGCACGTACAACAAGCGGGCCCGCGGCAATTTTAAGAGCACAGAAAAGTCCGGACAATGCCTGTACCACATGTGCGCCGACGCGATGTACCCGCCGTACAAGCCGGAGCTTGCACGGTTTGAAATGCTGCCGGAGGTGGAGTGCGCGGCCGTTGACCGCACGCAGGCAAAGCGTGTGTTTGGCGACGCGAAAGCCATCGCCCAGGCATCCCCCGCCATTGCCAAGCGGCTGAACATCCCCAAGGCCAACCCCGTGACGCACAAGACACGCGGCGGCTGGATGCGCGCCCTGTCCAAGGACACAAAAAACAAGGACTCCGGCGCGCCGACGTACTTTGTCGTTGACGAGTATCACGCGCACCCGACGTCCGACATCTACGACATCGGGCTCAACTCCTTCGGCAAGCGGCCGCAGGCGCTGCTGGACGTGATAACTACCGCGGGCGACGACGCCCAGAGCAAGCCGTGTTACCGCGAGGAGGAATACGCCCGGCACGTGCTGAGCGGGGAGATCGTCGACGAGACGTACTTTGTGATGATCCGCGAGCTGCCGGAGGGAGCCGATCCGCATGACAAAAGCCTGTGGGGCATGCCCAACCCCTGCCTGCGCTATCCCAACGCGTACAGCAAGTACCTCCTCAAGGAGATCGAGAGCGAGTACAACGCGGCGTATGGGTCAAAAGACCCGGACAAGATACGGCAGTTTCTCACGCGCCGCATGTGCCGCTGGCAGACCGGCAGCGTCAACCGCTACCTCAACGAGGAGCAGATGCCGCTCGCCCGCGCGGCGCAGATCAGCGCCGAGGAGTTTGCCGCGCTGACAGACGGGCGCGAGTGCTACGGCGGGTTTGACCTTGGCAAGCGCGTCGACCTCACGGGCGCGGCGGCGGTGTTTTTGCTGGACGATGGCCGCGTCGCCATCAAGGCCGCGGGCTTTATGCCCGAGAATCAGGCCGCCCGCCACATGAAGAGCGACCGCGTGCCTTATCTGGCGTGGGCCAAGACCGGGCACTGCATCCTCACCCCCGGCGACGTGACCGATAACAGCTACGTGGAAAACTGGTTTTGCGAGAACGAGCGCGAGCACGGCTGGCAGATACAGCATGTTGGATATGACGGGCACAACGCGACAGACCTCGCCATCAAGATGTGCACCGACCGCAACAACGAGGATTTTACCGTCGAGATCCGGCAGACCTGCGCGGGTCAAAACCTCGCGACAAAGGAGTTTAGGACAATGCTGCTGCAAGGCCGCGTCGTCCTGGAGGAGAATCCCCTCGTCATGTGGTGCCTGGCAAACGCCAACGAGATCAAGGACAATTACGGCGACATCAAGCTCTCGAAGCGGCACAAGGACGACACCGAGCGCATCGACCCCGTGGCCGCGGCGATGAACGCGCTGGGGCTCGCGCTGATCAGGCGCGACAGTCCGACGCTCGCCGACAGGATAGACGAAAACTGGACATTATGAGATGTGCCCATCTGGGCACGGGAGGCAGATATGACGACACTGTTTATGATCCTCGGCGCGGCGGCGATAACCGCCGGGGTCGCGCTGCTGAGCATACCCGCGGCGCTCATCGTCGGCGGGGTGCTGCTGATAGCCGCGGCGGCGCTGATGATTAAGGGAGGTGATGGCGACACATGAGCAATCCACTTGTGCGCGGTATCCGCGCGACGCTGGGCGGCGCGCCGCCCCACATCCGCAACGACACCACCGTCGCGACGCTCGCCGCGGCGGGCTACCCCATGGGCGACGCGGTGACATCCTCCGCTGCGTCCAACGCGATGAAGCTCTCCGCCGTCAACCGCTGCATTGAGGTGCTGTCGGACAGCATCGGGAAGCTGCCGGTGTACGTGATGGACAGGGAGACTCGGGATCGCGTCGACCACTGGCTCAACGATCTTTTGACCGTCCGTCCGAACGAGGCGCAGACGCCGACCTCGATGAAAAAGATGGTCGAGGCCAACGTGGAGTGCACCGGCAACGGCTACATCTGGATCAGCCGAGACCCGGCAACGCTGCGGCCGCGGGAGCTGATCCCCGTGCCGGGCGAGCTCGTGACCCCATGGCTGGACACGGAAGGGCACGTCTGGTACAGCGTGATCCAGCCCTTTACCGGAGAGCCGATGACCGTGCACCGGATGGACATGGTGCACATCATGGGGTACTCCCGCAACGGGTGGCAGGGCATCAGCACCCTCCAGCGCGCGAGCGAGACCATCGGCGCGGCGCGCGCCGCCCAGCAGTATAACTTAAACTACTATGTCAACGGCGGGCAGCCTGCGGGCGTGCTGCAAACCGCGACCGATCTGAGCGGCACGGTGACGACGACCATCAACGGCGAGGAGGTCAAAATCTCCAAAAAGGAGCTGCTGCGCCGGGACTGGGAGAAGCGCCACGCAGGCCCCTCAAACGCCGCGCGGATCGCAATACTCGACTTCGGGCTTGAGTACAAGCCCATCGCCGTGAGCAACCGCGACGCGCAGTTTGTGGAGCAGACCGAGCTGAGCGTGCAGGACATTGCCCGATTTTTCGGGGTGCCGCTCTACAAGCTCCAAGCCGGGAAGCAGAGCTACAGCAGCAACGAGCAGAACGCTATCGAGTACGTCGTCGGGACGCTGCACCCCAAGGTCACGGCCTACGAGGAGGAGCTTGTATACAAGCTCCTGCCGCCAATCGAGGCGCGGCGGTACCGCGTGCGGATGAACATGATGGCGGAGCTGCGCGGCGACTACGCCAGCCGCGGCACATGGTACCGCGTGATGCGCGAGATCGGCGCATACAGCGTCAACGACATCCGCGCGCTGGAGGACCTGTCCGACGTGGAGGGCGGAGACGACCGCTACGCATCTCTCAACTATGTGCCGCTCGCCGCGTGGGAGCGGCTGAGCGAAAACCGAAACCAAGGAGGCGATACAAATCAGACTGACACTCAACGGAACAGTGGTCGCGGATGATGACCTGTGGGTCTATGAGTGGTTCGGCATTACGGCATTTTCGCCGCTGGCCGTGCGGAATGCTATCCGGGACAACACCGACGATGAGCTTGTCGTGGAGGTCAACAGCGGCGGCGGCAGCGTGTTCGCAGGCTTTGAGATATTCAGCCTGCTGCGCGGGGCGAGCTGCCGCACGGTGGCGGTGGTGCAGTCGCTTGCGGCTAGCGCGGCGAGCACGATAATCTCCGGCTGCGGCACGGTGCAGATGTCGCCGGTGGCGCAGATCATGCTGCACCTGCCCGCAATCTCGACCTCCGGCAACCGTGACGACCACCGCGAGAGCATCAAGCTGCTGGACAGCATAACCGAGTCCATCCTCAACGGCTACGAGACCAAGTGCCGCGGGAAGGCGACGCGCGAAAGGCTGGCGCAGCTGATGCGTGCCGAGACCTGGATACCGGCGCAGGACGCCGTGGAGATGGGGCTCGCGGACGAGATACTCTACCAGGACGACGCGGCGGCGGCACTGCCCGGCGACGTCATCAACGCCGTGGGCGGCGGCATCCGCAGGCTCGCCAACTGCATGGCACTGCCCAGCGCGGCGGAGCTGCGCGCCAAGTACGCCGAGCTCGTCGCCCAGGGCGCGACCCCGGCAGACGGACACCCTGTCCTTGACCCCACCCCAGCCCTGACATGGCGGGACAAAGCCCGCCTCGAAATCGAAAAGAACAAATATTAAGGAGCGTGAAAAAAATGAATCTCAAGCAGAAACTCATTGACCTCGCGGCGACGAGAACAGCCGCGCTTGACCGCGCGACCGCCGCATACGAGGCCAACAACCAGGAAGACTACGCCTCCGCAATGCAGGAGGTGGACAACCTCAACGCGGAGATCGACCGCGTGAACAACCTCGTGCGCGAGCAGGAGCGCCGCGTCATTGAGAACGCGCCGACCGGCGCGGAGGCGCGCGACATCGCCGAGGAGCGCGGCAACATACTTCGCAACCACGGCGTGGTGCAGTTCTCCACACTGGACGTGCTGCGCTGCATACGCAACGCGACGACCCTCGCCACCGGCACGATCGTGGAGCCCACCGGCGCTGGCACGGAGATACGCGACCTCATCGGCAATGCCCCCAGCTCCATCGTCAACCAGGTCTATGTGCAGGATATGACCGGCATGGGCGGCTTCAGCGAGCCCTACGTCATCAGTGAGCTCGACGCCAAGACCGGCAAGGTCACGACCAACGCGGGCAAGGCGCGCACCGCCTCCGCAGACCCCACATTTGGCGTGGCGAAGAGCAACCCCTACGAAATGAATGTGACGACCTACGTTGACCGCAACATCAACCGTCTGAGCCCGGCCAACTACTACAGCAAGATATACGCCATGGCAATGAACGCCATGTACCGCAAGCTGGCGGAGCTGATCGTCAACGGCGACGGGCAGGCGACGCCCGATATGTTTGGCATCAAGACCGCGAAGAACGCGGCGGGCGCGGCCATCTACGCGACCGAGAACATCAGCACCATCGACGAAAACCTGCTCGACACGCTGTACTTTGCCTACGGCGGCGACAGCGAGCTCGGCACGGGCGCGCGGCTGTATCTGACCAAGACCGACCTCAAGGCCATCGGCAAGCTGCGCAACAGCAATAAGGAGCGTGTCTTTAAGGTCATCCACGACCCGGATAATCACAACACCGGGCGCATCGAGGACGGCGGCAACAGCGTGCCGTACTGCATCGTGTCGGCGCTTAACTCCCTCTCCGGCGCGACCGCGTCTGCCTCCGCCGACATACAGACAATGCTGTACGGCGATCCTCTCAACTACGAGCTGGGTCTCTTTGGCGACTACTCCATCCGCGTGGACGAGAGCATCAAGGGAGAGGAGCGCATGCTGACAATCCTCGGCGACGCGATGGTCGGCGGCAACATCATCCGCCACAAGGGCTTTGTCATTGCGACGCTGCCCAAGACCACGGGCGGCGGCTGATAATGGAGACCGTGAGCGCTGAGCGCCTTGCCGCGGTCAAGGCGTACATGCGCGTGGACGGCGACGCGGAGGACACCCTCATCGCGTCGCTGCTCACGGGCGCAGAGGAGTATCTGACCGGGGCGGGCATATACCGCACGGCGGACAACGCCGCACGGTATGACATCGTAGTGCACGGGCTGACGCTATACTACTACGACCACCGAGACGCGGTCGGCACGGAGGCAGAGATGCCGCGCGGGCTGCGCCCGGTGATCAACCAGCTCAAGCTGGACGCGGAGGCGCAGACCATGGCCGACAGCCCGTGCTGGGCGCTGGAATTCGCATACAGCGAGGAGGACGACGCATACTGGGAGGAGTACTACTATGACTGAGCTCAACGTAGACGCGGGGGCGCTGGACAAGCGCATAGAGATCATCCAGCGCGTCCAGACCCACGACGCCGCGCGGTACGCGACGACGGAGGACAAGCTCATCCACCGCTGCTGGGCGCAGTTCACGCGCCAGAGCGGGACGGAGAGCCTGCGCGAGGGGGCGGACCTCGGCACCGTCAAGGTGCGATTCCTCGTCCGCACGCCGCCGGTCAAAATATCCCGGCTGTACCTCATCAGGTACAACGGCGACACGTACAACATCACCTACGTCAACCAGTACGGCGACCGGGGCGGATTTACGGAGATACTCGCGGAGCTCCGCGAGCTGGGGGGTGCGTCATGAGCCTCAACGCGGCGCTCGTGGCGGCGGTCGAGCCGATCGTGCCGACCGTGCGCCCGGACAGCTACACCCCCGCACCCGGCGAGGAGCCGGACGAATACTGCACCTACAACCGCGCGGAGTACCCCCGGCTGCACGCGGGCGGTGCGCCGCGGCGCATAGTGTACCTCTACCAGCTACACTACTACCTCCCCCGTGAGCGCAACCCGGAGGGGACGCTGAAAAGCCTCAAAAAGGCGGTGTTTCTGGCGGGGTTTACGTTCCCGACGGCGGAGGACGCGAGCGACGGCGACAGCCAGCACTGGGTGCTTGAGTTTGAGGGCAGCGAGGCGGTGGACTATGGCTAAGTTTTTGGCGCAGAGCATTGACAAGCTCATGCTCGACATGGCGGCGCTGGAGGCAATACCCGACAGCGTCGTCGACAAAATGCTCAAGTCCTCCGCCGACATCGCGCTGCGCGCCATGCAAGCGAATATCGAAAAGCTCGGTCTTATCGACACGCGGCAGCTGCTCGGCAGCCTTGTCTCCGGGCAAAAGCGGAGCAAGGACAACAAACTCTACTACCTCATCTATCCGCGCGGGACGCGAAAGGACATGTACGTCGGCGCGAAGCTCCGGCGCGTGAGCATCAAGGGACGGCGCAAGGGCGGTCAAGCGATAAAAATGACCAACAACGACGTCGGGTTCGTGCTTGAGTTTGGTGCGCCGCGCAAAAATAAAAAAGCCTATCAATGGATGCGCACCGCCCTTGAGGGCTGCGCGGATCAGATACTCTCCGTGCAAACGCGCATCTATGACGACTGGCTAAAATCAAAAGATTTGTAAAAGGAGTGTGACAAATGCCTAACTCTGCAACTTTGAGCAAAAACGAATACATAGTATACGGCCTGCGCGACTTTTACGCGGGCGTATACAACTACAACAGCGAGACCGGCGCGATCAGCTACACCGACTGCGCCGCCATCGGCCACGGCATCACGGCGACGCTCGGCTTTAGATTCGCCGAGGGCCGGCTCTACGCCTCCGGCGTGCTGCGCCGCTTCAAGCGCAAACTGACCGGCGGCAGCGTGTCCTTTGGTGTGGACACGCTGAAGCTCGAAATCCAGAAGATGCTCTTCCAGGCGCAGGAGACCGAGGTCAAGATCAAGGTCGGCACGGCGCAGACCGAAAAGGCCATTAAAAACATCGGCTACGGCGAGGCGACGCCGGGACACCCTGTCGGCTACGCCTACTATGCCCCCGCTGACGACAACGACGCGGATGACAGCTTTTTCTGCATCTTCGTCCGCAAGGCCCAGTTCGGCCCGCCCGAGCTGAGCCACAACACGGAGAATGACAGCATCACGTGGGTCACGCCCACGACGACCGGCGAGTTTATGGCACCCGACCACAAGGAGGGCACGACCGCGCCGCTGATGATGGAGATGACCGAGGTGGACACCGAGGAGGAGGCCGTTGCCTGGTGCAAGGCCATGCTCGGCATGACGACCTGACGGAGGGATATGCAATGGATTTAAGACCCAAAGAGCTTGATTTTACCCTCGGCGGCGAGACCTACCCCCTGCGCTGCAACTTTGCCGTGCTGGCAGAGGTGGACTACGTCTACGGCGGGGTCAAAAACGCCCTCAATGCGGGCAGCTTTTATTGCGCTTTAACGTTTTTGACCGCAATGCTCAACGACGCGCACCGCCGCGACGGCAGCAAGACACGCTACACCACGGCGCAGGTCTCCACGATGCTGGAGGCAGACTACCACGGCACGGCCGTGGAGCTCGTCAACGAGGTCAACGCGCTTGTATTTGCCGCCGTGCTCGGCAGCAAGGCAGCCGACGACAACACAGACGACCCCGCCGCGGAGGCGGAGGAGGACACACCAAAAAACTGACCGGCGAGGGGCAGGAGCTTGACTATGCCCTGCCCCTCGCCGTCTGGCTCTCCCGCTTTAACGGGTCGGAGCGCGATTTTTGGGACACCATGTCCCCGGCGCGGCTGGACGCGCTGTGCGAGGCGCTTGCCCCGCCCGAGCCGGAGCCGGTGCCCAGATGGGCACCGCCGCCCGCACCCAAGGGCGCGCAGACGCAGAAGAGCCTGAGAGACATTTTTAAGGGGGTGACGTTTTAAATGGCACAGCGCAAAATATCCGCCAAGCTGGAGCTGACGGGCGAGCAGGCGTACAAAAACGCCGTAAAGGAGATCAACAGCTCGCTCCGCGTCCTCAACAGCGAAATGAAGCTCACCTCCGCAGAGTTTGCCGAGAACGCCGACAGCGTGGAGGCGCTGCGCGCCAAGTACGACGTGCAGGAGCGGCAGGCGCTGACGCTCCGGGAAAAGATCGAGACCCTCGAGAAGGCGCTCCGGGACAGTGCCCAGGCATACGGCGAGGCGGACGAGCGCACGAAGAGCTGGCAGGTCAGCCTGAACAACACCCAGGCAGAGGCCGCCCAGCTCGGCAACGCGATGGACGCCACGGCAGGGCAGATACAGGCGCTCGAATCCGCCGAGGAGGGCGCGCAGGACAGCACGGAGAAGCTCGGCGACGCGATAAAGGACACCGAGCCCAAGACCGTGGAGCTGGGCGACGCCGTCGGCACGGTGAGCAGCAAGCTCGGCATAGACCTGCCGGACGGGGCGACGAAAGCCCTTAATGGGCTGGGCGGCGTCAGCGCCGGGGCAGTCGCCGCGGCGGGCGCGGTTGCCGGTCTCGTCGTCGCCGCCGTGAAGGCAAAAAAAGCCCTCGACGAGATGACGCTGGAGAGCGGGCAGAGGGCGGAGGAGCTGCTGAAGCTATCGAGCGTGTCCGGCGTGTCGGCCGACGCGCTGCAAAAATTCCAGTTCGCGGAGGACTTCGTGGGCGTCAGCTCCGACACCCTCGCCGATTCGCTCAAGGACCTCACCAAAAATATGAGCGATGCCGCGAACGGCAACGAGGAGTACGCCGCGAAGTTTGACGCCCTCGGAGTCAGCATTACCAACACAGACGGCAGCCTGCGTGACAGCTACGACGTGTTTTTGGACGTCATCGACGCCCTCGGCGAGATGGGAAACAAGACTGAGCGCGACGCGGCGGCCATGGGCCTCATCAACGAGAGCGCACAGCAGCTCAACCCTCTCATCGAGGCGGGGACGGACGCGCTGCGCGCCTACGGCGACGAGGCGGAGCGCATGGGTGCGGTCCTCAGCGAGGACGACCTTGAGGCGCTCAAGGCCGTGGACGACGCGCAGAATCGGCTGAAAAAGACGCAGGAGGCGGTGACCGACCAGATCAGCCTCCAGTATGCACCACACATGGAAAAGGCGCTGAATAAGACCTCGGAGCTCGTCGAGAGCCTCGGCTCCAAGCTCGTCGAATCCGGCATAGTGGACAGCTTTGGGCAGCTGCTTGAGTTTGCCGTAGAGCTCTTTGAGCCGGTCGAGGCGCTGGCGAGCATCGCGATCCCGGCGCTGGGGACAGCGCTGGACGGCCTGCGCGGCACTGTGGCATGGATACTCGACGCCAAGGACGCGCTTGTCGGGCTGCTGACGCTGGACTTTAGCAAGATCGGCGTCGCGATGGGGTACGGCATGAATACGACCGGCGAGATGTCGCACATCCAGCAGTGGAAATACGGCAGTCAGCGCGCCAGCGCGGGCGGCTGGGTGCAGGACGCGAGCGGCAAATGGGTCGCTAACGGGTACAACGCGGGCGGGACGGACTACTGGCGCGGGGGCATGACCCGCGTGGGCGAGACCGGCCCCGAAACCGTGTATCTGCCGCAGGGCGCGCAGATACGCACCGCGCAGGAGACTCGCGGCGAGCACGCGACGGTGGTCATCGAGAATATGACCGTGGACGCGAGCTCCCTGCAATCAATGCATGACATTATAGACTTTTTTGATAATCTTGAGCGGTACAGCCGAATGGGGGTGACGTGATGAGCGAGACGGTGACATTATACCCGACCGCGTCAGTCAAAATATCCGGAAAGGATATTTATTATCGCGAGCAGGGCTCCGGGCAAGTCGTCCTCCAGGGCGGCTACTCGCATAAAGTCGTCTGTAACGGCTTTTCCATCCCCGCCTCAAAGCTGTACAGCCCGATTATCAAGGCGAGCGTAGCGGCGTATGGCTACGGGGTCGAGGTACCCGCATATGGGCTGCCGGAATGCGAGTTCCGCGCCCTCTGCGCGCCCGTTGACATATCAACATTGACCTACTCGACGTTGCCAATCCTCAACTACATAGGCCTTACCTTCTTCCCGGCGTCCGCAAGCTATTGCTCCGAGGACATCAGCCCAGCATATTTTACAGACAAGATAAGGCAAATCATTGACTATGGGCTTTTGTACGGGTTACAGCGTGAAAAAACGTTGTACGATGCGGAGTACTGGACAGCCTACGTGCAGACAGCCTACGGCAGCAACAAGCCGTATCTGCGCCTCGAATTCGGCGACGGTCAGTGTCATAAAATCATCGACAGCACCTCGCCGTGGGCGGGGAAAAGCTGCAACCGGGCAATTGCCCAGACGTTTGATGTGACGCTTAAAAACAGCGTCAACACCAGCTATAAGACGCCCGACGTGGCGAGCGTCAAGCTGCGCCTGCGCGCAAAGGGCGCGACGGCGTACACCGAGGTGGACTTCGGCACGGAGACGAGCAAGGCGGTCGCGGGCAATCTGCTGCCCGAGGGGGCTTTTGAGTATCAATTCGTTGTGACGGACGCGCTCGGCTACACAAGCACGTCCGACTGGGTGGAGCTGTCCGCATACGTCAGCATCACGACATCGCGCAGTCCTGCGGACGGGGCATTCCTCGATCGGACAAAGCCCCAGCTCTTTAGCTGGACGACAGTTGACGGCGCGGCCATCACAAAGCTGCGCCTACGGGTAAAGGACGCGGCGGAATACACCGAGTACGCCGTGGCCAACAGCGCGGACGGCTACACCCTCGCCGCAAACGTTATGGCGAGCGGCAAGTATGAGTGGGCGGTCGTCGGCGATGATCAGTACGACAACAGCTGGGTGACAGCATGGCGCACCATCGACACGACGGACGCCGTATCATCCGCCGCGCCGGTCTCACCCATCGGCACGATCGTCGACAACGACAACCCTGTCGCGTTTGCATGGCAGCACATCATCTCCACGGGGTCGGCGCAGACCAAGGCCGACCTGCAAAAGAGCGCCGACGGCGAGACGTGGACCGATCTCGTGACCGTGACCGGCACAGAGACCGAGACCGTCATCGCGGCGGGGACGCTCGCAAGCGGCACATGGTGGTGGCGCGTGCGCACGTACAACCTCGACGGCGTCGCCGGGCAGTGGAGCGCCGCCGCGCAGTTTGTCGCCATCGGCTCACCGAGCGCGCCAAAGCTGACCGTCAAGGACACGAGCCCTAAGCCGGTCATAGAGTGGCAGACGCCGGAGCAGGAGGCATATGAGCTGACGCTCGACGGGGAGGCGACCACCGCCTACGGCGCGGCGAAACGCTGGCAAAGCCCGAAATACCTCGCGGACGGCGCGCACGTGGTGAGTGTGCGCGTGCAAAACAGCTACGGACGATGGAGCGCGCCCGGCGCGGTCGAGCTGACCATCACCAACACGCCCGGAGGGAGCATACAGCTCACAGCGCAGGGCGAGGGCGCGGCCGTGCGGCTGACATGGAACGTCGGCGGGTATGCCTACTACCTCGTATACCGCGACGACGTCGCCATCGCGCGGGTGACGGAGACGGAATACCTCGACTATCTCTCGTGCGGGCTGTGCACCTACAAGGTGCGCGGGTGCTACACCGCGAGCAACAACTACGGCATCAGCGACTCCGTGATAGTTGAGGTCTACCCCCGCTGCCCGGTCATCATCGACGTGGAGACGCGCGCGGCGCTGTGGCTGGAGCTGAGCGAACAGCAGCACCGCACATACAGCATGATGCGCGCTCGGCAGGCGACAAGCTATCACATCGTGGGGCAGGCGCGCCCGTCGGTCGACGTGAGCGATTTTTTGGACGAGACGCTGACGGTCTCCGCGGCATTCTGGGCGGACGACCGCGCCGGGATGAGGCAGTTGGAGGCGCTCCTCGGGCGCGTGGTGTGCCTCAAGACCGACAGCGGGGAAATGGCGGTCGGCGTGCTGACGTCGACGACCAAGACCGTTGATATGTTTTACACGAGCTTTCAGCTCTCCGTGACCAACACGGAGCTTGAGGAGGAGGTACGCGAGTGATCAGACAGGTCGAGTTCAGGATCAAGGCGCTGCGCAATGGGGCGTATCTCAGAGAGATGCGCTGGGACAGCGCGCAGGCGCCGTCCATCTCCTGCCGCGCGTCCGGCGCACTGAAGACCTCATTCTCCGCGACGCTGCTGCCCGCAAAAGCGGGCGAGCCGGAGATAAACTGGCTGCGGGACGAGCTCCAGCCCTGCATCATCATTGACGGGGTGGAGACCCCGCTGGGCATATTTCGGCCGACGGACACCAAGGCCCAGCGCAAGAGCTACGTCACCTCCACCGCCGTGACGGCCTACGATCGCGGCTGGGTCGTGCAGACGACCAAGACGGAGGCGCTGCTGCATCTCTCGGCGGGCGACGGGTACATCGAGGTTATCAAGCGGCTGCTGCTGACGTGCGGGATAACGCTGGTGCTGGCGGACGCCTCGTCCGCCGTGCTGCCCGCCGACCGCGAGGACTGGCAGATCGGCACAAGCTATCTAACGATCATCAATCAGCTGCTCGGCGAGATCGGATTTAATCCCCTCTGGTTTGATGCGGACGGGCTGGCGCATTTACAGCGATACTCCGCGCCCAACGCCGCCGCGATCAAACGCTCATACAGCGTGCGGCACGGGCTGACGCTGCGCCCCGTCGCCCCCGGCTACACGGAGACGACGGACATCTATAACGCGCCCAACGTGTTTGTATGCATCTGCGACAACGCCGACCGCTCCGCCGTGCTGACGGCGACGGCGGAGAACAAGAGCTTCGGCGCAAAATCCATTCTCCAGCGCGGGATGCGCATAGTGCAGACGGAAAAGATCAAGCAGATTGCGGATCAGACCTCGCTGCAAGCCTACGCCGACAAGCTGCGCGACCAGAGCCTCATGGGCACAAGGGAATTGACGTTCACCGTGCCCGCGGAGGCGGGGCACGGTGTGGGCGACATTATAAGCATCGAGCACCCGGACGTGGGCGGCATCTACGAGGAGACAGGCTGGAGCTACAACCTCGCGGCGGGCGCGCTGATGACAATCAAGGCAAAAAGGACGGTGATACTGTGATAGACGACCCGAATTTGATAGTCAACACGCAAGACCTCGCCGAGCCGGAATTTCTGACGGCGACGGTCGGGGCTGTAAAAAGCACCGGTGTGACGCTAAAATTCCCCGGAGCGGATGAGGCGGGCAATAAAGTCTACAAGTGCATCGCGGGCGCGCCGATCAAGGTCGGAGATCGTGTGGTGCTCATCCCAGACAGCGGCACACATGTCGTTGTCGGGCGGCTCGCCGGGAAGCCGGGCGGCGGATGGAATATCCCCGAGCTGGAGAGCTCCGCCACGCTGGCATCTGCCATCACATGGATCAACGCCATTACGTCAGCGCTTGAGGGCTTGGGCATGATAACCAGATAGGAGGGATAAGCAGTGTTTACAATCATCCAGGGCGACGCCTACGACATAGGCATCGTCATACGCGCGGAGGACGCGGCGCTCAGCGCGGCGGATATCCGGCAGATGCGCGTCGCCCTCGGCGGCACGGTAAAGACCTACCCGGACGGTGGCATAACCTACGCCGACGGCGTGTGGCGCTACCCCTTGACGCAGGAGGAGAGCCTTGCCCTCCGCCCCGGCGCGGCGACGCTAACCGTGCGCATGGAGTTCGCGGCGGCACAGCTCAAGGGCTACGTCAGCCGCCAGCAGATCATTGTGCAGGCGTGCCCGGACAGGGCGGTCATGCAGACCGCGCCCGCCGCGGCGGACGCCGACGGCGATGTGCCGACCGTGACGGTCGACCTCGGCGATATGCAGGCGCTTGTCGTCGCGCTGGAGGACGTCAAGATCGGCGCGGACGGCGCACCGGGGGAAAAGGGCGAAAAAGGAGACCCCGGCGAAAAAGGTGAGCCGGGAGCCGCGGGCGCACCCGGCGCACAGGGTGCGCGCGGGGAGAAGGGCGACAAGGGCGACCCGTTTGTTTATGCCGACTTTACGCCCGAGCAGTTGGCGGCGCTCAAAGGTGAGAAAGGCGATAAGGGAGATAAGGGCAACCCCGGAGAGCCGGGCGCGCAGGGCGAACAGGGTGTGCAGGGCATACAGGGCGTCCCCGGCGAGCAGGGCATACAGGGGGCGCAGGGCGAGCCCGGCGAAAAGGGCGACAAGGGCGACCCCGGCGAGCCCGGTGCGCCCGGCGCAAAGGGTGACAAGGGAGACCCCGGCGAGACCGGCGCACAGGGCGCGCCGGGTGAAAAAGGCGAGAAAGGCGATCCCTTTGTCTACGCTGACTTTACGCCGGAGCAGCTGGCCGCCCTCAAGGGCGAGAAAGGTGACAAGGGAGACCCCGGCGAGCAGGGTGAGCCCGGCACGCCCGGAGCCAAGGGCGACAAGGGCGATAAAGGGGACACGGGCGCGGGCTTTAAGGTGCTGGGCTACTACGGCAGCGTCAGCGCGCTGGAGGCAGCGGTCACATCCCCCAACGTCGGCGACGCCTACGGCGTGGGCACGTCCCAGCCCTACGACATCTACATCCTTGACGGCACAACCGGGGCATGGGTCAACAACGGTCCCTTGCAGGGGGCCAAGGGTGACAAGGGCGACAAAGGCGACGCTTTTGTCTACGCGGACTTTACCCCCGCCCAGCTTGCCGCGCTCAAAGGCGAGAAAGGCGACAAGGGGGACACCGGCGCGCCCGGCGCACCCGGAGCGCAGGGCGAAAAGGGTGACAAAGGCGCCCCCGGCACGGACGGCGCGCCCGGAGCCAAGGGTGACAAGGGAGACCCCGGCGAAAAAGGCGCAAAGGGCGATCCGTTTGTCTACTCCGATTTTTCCGCCGACCAGCTCGCCGCCCTCAAGGGCGAGAAGGGCGAGAAAGGCGACAAGGGAGACCAGGGCGAGCAGGGCATCCAAGGCGTACCCGGTGAGCAGGGCGTGCAGGGCATACAGGGTGTGCCCGGTGCGGACGGTGCTCCCGGAGCCAAAGGCGCCCCCGGAGAAAAGGGAGATAAAGGTGATACCGGCGCGCCCGGGGCGGACGGCATAACGCCGACGATCGGGAAAAATGGCAACTGGTATCTCGGCGCGACGGACACCGGGAAGCCCTCACGCGGTGCTGCCGGCGTTCCCGGAGCCGCGGGCAAAGACGGCACGAATGGGACCAACGGCAAGGACGGCGCGGCGGCGGGTTTTGGCACTGTGACCGTTACCGTCGACGCCAACACCGGCACGCCGGAGGCGACCGTGACCGCGTCCGGCACAAACGCCGCGAAGAATTTTGCGTTTGCGTTTAAAAATCTCAAGGGAGCCAAAGGCGACAAGGGCGCGACAGGTGCGGATGGGGCACCGGGCAGCGACGCAAACGTCACCAAGACCAACATCGAGGCGGCGCTCAAGGATGACCCGCTGGAGATAGCCTCCGGCGGCACGGGCGCGGCGACGGCAGCGGAGGCGCGGTCGAATCTCGGTGCACAGGCGCAGGTCAAGACTGCGTCCATCACGCTTGCCGCCGCGTCGTGGACGGGCGATGACCCGTACACCCAGACGGTCACGATCTCCGGCGTCACGGCAAAATCCCGCGTCGATCTCAACCCCAGCGCGGCGGTGCTGGCGGCGGCGATGGAGGGCGGCTACGGCTTGGTCATCGGCAACAACAACGGCACGGTCACGGTGTATGCTGTCGGCGCAAAGCCCACGGCGGCTATAACCGTGCAGGTCTCAATCACGGAGGTAAATTGACATGGCGGAGATATTTGGCTACCCCATCATGGGCGGGGGCGGGAGCGACCTCAATTTTAAGGTCATCGCAGTTGCGTCGGAATCAGCCCTGCCGACCTCAGCGGAGAAGAACACCATCGCCGTCATCACGACCGCGGCAATCACGTCGTATGTGTTCGCGTCGACCGCGCCCGCGTCCCCCGTGGAGGGGATGGTGTGGTTTGCAACGGGCACAGCGTCAACCGTTGGATTTAACGCCAGCAAGAAAAATGGACTGTGGGTATACCCGACTGGCTGTCAGCAGTATGTGTCTGGCGCGTGGGCGTCGAAAGTTGCGAAAATATACCAAAATGGCGCGTGGAGAGTGTGGAGCAGGTATCTCTATAACGCAGGAGACGAGCACGTAGACGAAACGGGAGGATG